CAATCTATTAATCCATTAACTATAAAAAGGCCTCTCTTTACAAAGGTAGAACTTCGCGGGTATAAAAGAGCACAAGTATTCTCCGGCAATTTTATACTTATGCCAGCCGATATCATAGTATGTCTGTGCGGAAATATTGGAATAGTTTGTCCACTCGCATTGTATAAATCAATACCGGCGTCATCATCGTAAATTTTCTTCAACGGTGCTTTCTTGGCAATCTCTTCTGTGTCGTATTTTACCAATAAATTTATATTATTTTCCATCTTTTACCTCCGTAATTACACTTTGTCCGAGACTATCCACCTCTATAATATTACAACTAAGCTTTGGATATCTTTGTTCATTCAGAGCACATATTATCTCATCTTTCGTATCTTTAAATAGCAATGCATCCTCCATCATTCGTCTGTCGTCTAATTCAGCTTCGCCGGGACGTTCGAGTTTCCTGCGAGCATGTCTTGCCGCAATTTCATCCTTATCTGTGTTCAAAAACCTCATTTCCACTACATTTGCCCAATCTGATACCGGCGAGCTAAGCATAAGCCAATGGAATTGTTCTTTCTTTCGCGGAAATCCGTCAAGTATTACTACCCTATGGTCAGTTTGGGCTGATAATAACACCACAAACGAGATAAGATATCTAACCCAGTGTTCAATAATCTCCGGTGCAGCTGAATTTTCTTTAAGTTGTGCGAAAAATTCTGCACCAAAAACATCTCTGGCTATTCTGCCAACGGGCACAAAAAATGGTCTTGGTCCACCTGCCTGTTCATGCGTTTTAATTAAATTCTCACAATGAGTAGTTTTACCAGAACCATGCACTCCAAGTACACAAATAACTTTCATGTGTTATACCTCTACTATTTCATTAAGATTTGGACCATTTCCTAACAATGCTAATATACATCCTTCATTGGCAAGTAGTTCTTTAAAATGCTGTATAACAGAATTATAAAGTTTTGGGTGAATATAGTTTACAAAATTAAGAAATGCATAATCGGGTTTCATGAGTCTGCACATTCTCTTGATTTGGCTGTCACTTGCAGTGAATAATCTACGAACACGTTTTGTCACAGTAGTATACTCAATAATATGCCGACCAAGAATAGCACTAAGCTCTGGCCACGACATTTCGACTTGGTCGGTATAATGCGGACCGCTGTTTCCACCGGGTGTGTTACCCACGCGAATCGGGTGCGTTCTGAGAGCAACGGTAACTAGGCCAAGCTGACGAGGGTGGACTCCGGCATTGTCAAGCCATCGACCAAGCATACAATCTCTACCGGTAACATACGGCCAGGCATATCCGTGATTTAGTCCAAGATCAAATCCTTGACTGGTCTCAATTAAAACTGTACGACCTTCGTTTAGAAGCCTTTGTGTCAATTCGTGTGTATCAGTTATCATATTCCGAAATGGCACAAAGTCCTTTGCGAGGTGACACTTTTCCTCATTTCTCATTATCTTGGATATATAAGTGGCTGCACTGCCCTGCATTGTACTTGCTATCCGGTTAAGGCTACATACTTCACTTTCGATATCTTTACTTGTAAGAATTGACGTTAATGGATGAATATGTACGCTAAGACCATTACATCTAAAACGTAGACATTCTTCTAGTTCTTTATTGAATCTTTCCGGATCAATAACCGCATGTGGTCCAATAATCACGTGCTTTATAGAGTCAAATAATATACCAGTTGGTAGAGCTTTGGAAACAAATTTTTCGCCAGCATTATTGACAAATGTATGACCGGCATTTGGAGTAAAATCCGAAATCACAACACTTATTTCGGGATATCGATGATATAAATAACCAGCAAGTTTACCTTTGCCTTCTGAACCCCACTGTCCCCCAAAAATCAGATTCGCTTTGTGAGATTGTATTAGTTCCATATTAATCCTCCCATAAAAGGGCGTGCCGGTGGGATTGTTGTGGCCGGGCTAATGAGTGGAGGAGGAGAGATGATCCCACCGGCACTTGTGGCGACAACCAGGGCTTCATTTGCGTTTCTTATTATTACCACGCACAACATTACCAACTATATCATCCAGAAATTGATCGGTTTCAGTTGTTGTCTTCTTTATGGTTTTTGCTTTTTGTGGTTCTTCAAATTGCTGGATATGCTTATTCAGATGTTTTCCGACACCGGCCTTATTAAGCTCGGCAGTTGCACCGCAGCTATTATAGAATCCACAATTCTGGCATTCATTATCACCAACACTATACAAATTGGGGTCACCAAAACATGCGGGCGAATCTATGGCAGGCGGTTTCGGTGCTGTAATATTCTTTTTTGGCTTAGTGGGGGTGAAAGCCACGAGGTCCTCAATAGCAGCCTCATACTGGTCCCCAACACTATCTTCAACAATGGCTATGTTACCGTTTAACGATACTATGTGGTATACTGCCGGATCTTCACCAACTGTAATAGTTTGGCCTATGGTGAAAGCCGTCTTCTTGGTACCAAGAGGTACCGAGTACTTTGCTGGAGCCTTCTGGACTTTTTGTGCGGAGCTTTCGTCTCTTTTAAGCTCTTCAAGCTCATCTTCTTGAAAGACATCTTGAATATTAATTCCAATAAGTGCACACTGGTTTTCAAGTCCTGGGTCACGCACCTCTGTCATCGGGTCAACTATTTGTGCAAGTATTTCTTTTCCGACTGGATAGGGCTTGCGGCTTGGCACCGATGAATAGTTGGTTTCAAGGCCCTCACCTTCACGCTTAATATTAACAAACGTACCAGTTTTCGGCTCAAATATATCCTGCCATTCATCACTTAGGCCGAAATCGGCAAGTTGGTCAAACACACTAGTCGGTACGATCCAAAGCCTGACGATATTTGGCTCGTTGTTTACATCTAGTGCATTGATAATATAACGGGTTTTACTGATAAATGGTTTGCCTTTTCCGGCATCGTCCGCCATTTGGTTAATTTTACAGAGTGCACATGGTTTCCCAAACATTTCAGTACGGCATATGCCAAGACCTTTACCTGCTTGATTTGCCCTCCTGTGTTCCGTCAATGCTTGAGCAAAAACTATGCTACCCTCTGCGTCTGGATATTCGAAAATTCGTAGGCTGGTAGTGGTATTCTTTTTTAAATATCTGAATCGTCCAGACCGTTGTGCAGCTTCTTCTGTTTGCTTGGTAACCTTCTTTCTATCTAACGCCATTTCGTCTCTCCTTTCATTTTAATGTATCTTCGGCTATCTTTATTATTTCTTTTATACCATCGACAACTTCTGTGAGAATGTGCGACTTCACCTTATTTACATCCTGACCATCCGAAACCGTGCTTCCTCGTCCGAATTCTACACGTATAGATTCGTAATTTCCTATGTTGATAGTCTTTCCAAATCCAATAAAAACTCGATTCCCACTCTGGCCTTCTTTTGCAACAAACAAATCTCCGTCTATGATAACAGGTCGATCCATCTTTAACGTGGATTTCGGCTTACTAATCAATTTTAGTTTCTTCATATCGACCTCCGCAATCTATGACGACTGGCCATAATATCGCACTTCACGACATATCCCACTTATTCATCTCGTGGAGATTCTTGCCATACTTGACATCTACTTTAAATTTAACCGGCATATCCTTCCAATATTCGGCTTTATTATGTATTAATGCCGCATTTACTCCGGCATTTATTGCAGCACCGAGTGCACTATTAGCTGCGTCAATATAAATTTTGTCATGCTCAACACCAATGACGGTTGCTTTAATATCATTGATTTGTAATTCCCGGCGAAGTATACACATTGCAATTAAGTGAAGACGGTTTCCGGTTGATTGAATCGGAAAGTTACCGGCCTGCCTAAATGCACGTTCCTGTTTTATTCTATCCTGTGATTGAGCATCGCGAAGATGTCTTACAGCTCCAAATAAATCTGTCACAAATCCGTCACGCCTAGCATCTTTCTGTTTTGAAATTTTAAAATTCTTTGCTCCTATGAATTTTTGGTCATATATCTCGACTATACGTTTCGCTTCGCCAAGGGGGATATTACACATCTCTGCTAAACCTTCTGGCGTTTGACCATACATCGAACCAAGGTTCCTCCTTTTTGCTATATGTCGCTGGTCATCTGTAACTCCTTCATATGTTGTTCCGTAGATTATAGAACCGACAAATCTATGTAAATCTTTTCCACTATTCAATGCTTCACACATCAATTTATCATTGGACCATCCAGCCAATATATACGGTTCAAGTTGAACATAATCAATAGTAATAAGCCATCCATTTTTATACCTCGAAGTGAATATTTTTCGTATTATCGATTTTAGTGGTATATTCTGCAAATTAGGTGCTTTGGACGAAAGTCTTCCAGTTACTACTATATCTTGGGTATAATTAGTATGAACACAGCCAGTTGGACCAATAAAATCTTCGTATTTATCAAGAAATCCGGATAACATTGCGCCCAGCGATCTAATTTTTGCTAGGTCTTTTAACACCGGATAAGATTCCTCAAATCTCTCTAGTATATTCTTATTTAAGCTTGCAGGCTTTGAAACCCATTCTCCGCCCTTTAATTCTCTTTTGGTTGACTTTATATTTAATTTTAAAATATTCATACACAGATGTCGCATTTGTGGCGTACTCTTAGGATTAAACTGGCTCCCTGGTTTAAATGTCTTCAAATTTTTGGACGCCCATCTCTCGGTCTTTTTAATTGCTGGATTATTTAAAAGTTTAACACGAGTAGCATCGAGTTCGCGAATAATATCTGCTCTTACATCTAAAATCGTATTCATATCGACATACATTCCATCCATTTCAATATGCGCCAAATGTAAAGCAAATTGTTGCTGCATATATAATATATTAACAAGTTCTTTTTCTTCGATTTCTTTATACAGGACTTGCCAGGCATCGTACGGCAACAATCCGTCTAGTGCCGAATACTTTAAAAGTTCTTCAAGCGGTACACTTAATGGGTCTTTCTGTATTTCCTTCATTCTCAATTTATATCCGGCCCAGGATATCTTACAGTAACAACCAATGGCTTCAAGTTTGGCTGTCGCAAGCTCGTCTATGACATTCATCGCCAGCATCGTATCACGCAAATAGGCCGTAAATCCGAGTCGCTTCAAGTTACATTTGTGTTCAAATTTTGCATTTTGAGCTATTTTACCCGGGATTTTTATTAAATTCGACCACAAACATTCTATATCTGCCGATACTTTACTTTTAACAGCATCAAATGGAAATGACACTGCTCTAATGCCAAAATATTCTTGTCCTAACCCTATTCCTATACTCAAAATTTTAAAATCATTATTTAGTTCCGGCCGAAGCGCATCTTTATCGCCCCATACTTCATAA